TTTACGATGTCATCCAGTTGATGGGTGTTTTGACGATAAATGATGATGTTCAAAGAAATCAAAATGCTGCTTACGAGTTTGTTAGGGCAGAAGCTCAAAGTGCTAACATCACCTTTGAGGATTCTCAGTCCAAGATCAGGGCTCCCGTTCCTTTTGGTTTAACTATCGAGCAGATCGCTGCAAGGTACCTTGGGAATTCTGAAAGATGGCTTGAGATAGTAACCCTAAACGCTCTAAAGCCACCCTACATAGATGAGGTCGGGTTCCAAAGACCATTCCTTTCTAACGGAGATGGCCGACAATTTAATGTCGATTCCGCTGAAAATCTGTATATCGGGCAAAAGATATTCCTGTTCAGCAACACCCAACCAAAGCAAAAACGAACCATCATAAACATCGAGAAGATAAACGACACCAACTTCCTTATAACCGTTGATGGTCTTGATAACCTTGGAATTTTTACAACGTCGGCAAACGCAAAGATGCAAGCTTACCTGCCGGGAACCGTTAACAGTCAAGATCAGATCTTCATCCCATCTGATCTTCCCGTACCAGAAGATCTAGCCACCAGACCTGTACCTGCTACCAAGGACGATGAGCTTACCGGCCTCTCTAAGATTGACATACTTTTGGGTGATGACAACGATATCGCTGTTGATGCCTTCGGCGATCTGAGGCTCTCTTATGGGCTAACAAACATCTTTCAAGCTTTGAAGCTTAAATTTATAACCGAGCCCGGTCAGCTCTTGCGTTTTCCTAGTTTTGGATCCGGTTTAAGACCAGGTATGTCTAATGCCGATATAAACGCTCAAAACGTGTATAACATCATCTCTGCCCTTATAGCTCAGGACCCTAGGTTTTCAGGCATAGAAAGGCTTCAGATAACGCAAGAAGGACCAATCTTTACAGTAAATCTTTCTGTGTTTATCGCAAACGGTTTGGGGGTTTATCCTATCAGCTTCAAGCTTTTGGGGTGATATGATATAAAAAGATAAGAGGAATTTGATGGCACAGACACCTAATCCAAAATCTCAAGAGCAGTTTTTAGGAGAGATGCTAGCCGACTGGATATCCAGAACAGGCGTAAACGACATCAACGTAGGTTCTTTAACCACCCAACTTTTTGAGGTTGTGGCCCTCATGGCCGCTCGAGTTTCGGGCGATTCCATGCAGATCTTAAGAGATCTATCCGTAGACCGAGCTGAGGGTGAGTCTCTTAGGCGAATCGCTGCCGATGAAGGTCTTCGTGAGCTACCTGCGCGTGTTGCTACTGGTACTGTAAAAATTACAGACTCTAGCTTTACGAAGAAATCGACCAAAATTTACACAGGTACGAAAGCTCCTAACATCGGCTCTGTAGAGATCTTTGTTTCTGATGCTTCTAGTTTTCCAAACTCTGGACAGGTTTACATCGGAAGAGGCACTCCAAACGTCGAAGGACCTCTTACATATACGAACAAAACCCAAGTTGGTGGTTACTGGAAACTAACGCTTTCCACCCCAACAACCAAATTTCATAACATAAACGAGACCGTTGTTCTTGCCCAAGGCGGTACCCGTACAATTCCTGCTAATACTGTCGTCAGGGCACCATCTTCTGGTGCTACCGATGATATCAACTTCTCTACCACTCAGCCCGCCGTTATCCTTGATGGTGAGACGGAAGTTAACGATGTTCCCGTATCTGCTCAGGAGCCGGGAAAGATAGGTAACGTACCTATCGGCGCAATAAAAGAGTTTGCAGCAGCCCCATTTCCTGGCGCTAGGGTAACAAACCTTCTTCCGTTCAAAACTGGCCGCGATGTGGAGACGGACGAAGAGCTCCGTATTAGAATCAAGAGGGCTCGCCTTTCTCGTGGTCTTGGAACCTCATTGGCAGTTAAGAACTCGGTCATCGGAGCAACTCCCTCAGACGAAAACGTAACGGTCGTATCTTCTGAGATCGTGACAAGCGGCGGAGAAACCACCCTCTACATCGATGATGGAACAGGATACGAACAAAAGACGGCTGGTGTTGGTATCGAGTATCTAGTAGATTCTGCCCTTGGTGGTGAGACCAACTTCCAGCTTGAAACAGGTGGTAGACAAACAAGCGTGGCAAAAGCTTTCATCGTTTCAAACCTCAAGGCTCCGTTCGATGTGCGCGGTACCGATCGGCTTGCCGTGTCCGTAGGAGGGGTGACCACCGAACATACGTTTCAAGATAGCGACTTCATCAGTCCGGGAGGAGCTACTGCCTATGAGATCGTAGCTTCTATCAACTCTAACAGTAGCCTGCTTTTTGAGGCGACAACCTCTGAAGGCGGAACTAAGGTTTTGTTACAAGCTCGCTCCAACGATAACGAGGATATACAGGTAGCCAGCGTAACAGCAGGAAGAGACGCATCTGTTCTGATGGGCTTTCCTTCAAACAAGGTGGAAACTCTTCGTTTGTTCAAAAATAAAAACCCGCTTTCAAAAGATGGGAACACAGCCACCGTTAAATCTCGTAGGCAGGCAGATTGGTCAAACACCATCGCAACAGGCGACACCTTAGTCTTGTCCGTAGATGGAACCAACAGCATCACCTATACCATAACCGATGCGGATTTCGTTGCTGAGGGATCTCACTCAACCGTCTCTTCTACCAACTCACTTGAAAGCTGGGCAAATGTCCTCAACAAGAAGCTTACGGGTGTAACCGCAACCGTCGTTGGCGAGCAGATCTATATCACCTCGAATCTTGGGGCTTCAGATAGGGCTAAGGTAGAGATCTCCCCAAGCTCTACCCTTGTGACCAAGGGTATGTTTTCAACCACTACAGGCTTGTCGTCTTCTGGGAAGACCTCAGATTTTGAGTTTTCCAGAAACACAGCCCAGATCAAGCTTAAAAAGCCTCTTGCTGCAGGCGACGAACTTACGGCTGGAAGCAGAGAAACAGAAGCTAGGGTAGAAGCTGCAAGGGTTCTTGGCGGTATCATCACGCTGGCTTCTACCGCTTACATATGGTTCTTGTTTGATGATAAGGATGCAACCATTGTAAATACAGGTCTTGCCGCCAACTCGTTGATTGGAGTTCAAAAACCAACCGCAAACATAGTTCGATACACCTCGTCCGTTGCTACGGCCTTCTCTTCTGTTCAGGTTGGTGATTACGTGATCGTATGGTCACCACAACTATCTGCTCCAAATAGACTTGAGGGGCGTGTTAACGCTGTTACAGGAAACAGCTTAGATATCAAGGTTACCGCTACCGAGTATTCTGCCGCTGTCGTAGAATCCGGAATCCTGTTTCAGGAAGGTTTTGTCGTTGTTAGAACTAAGAAGGTTCCTCAGAAACTTAAAGTTAACTCAGGAACTAAGTTTGTAACCGAGATCGCAGATGAGCTTAACGAGCAAGTTAAGGCCGCTGAGTTTACGACCGTTGATGATGAGATCATCGTTTGCAAGACCAAGACAAAAACCTCAGAAGGCGCTGTTCTGGTTGTTACCTTTGATGTTTCTGGAAAGCTTTTAAACTTCACTGCTGGCGATTCCGATCAAAGTAAAGATTCTTTGCTGGCTTTTTACGAGAGCGGTTACAAGGAAGGATCTTTCCCTCTTTTTGCCCATGCAGCGTTTGCCTCTGAAGCCTCTGCGGTTCCCCCTACTACCTACATCTCTACGGTTACAAGCTCGGTCAACCCTTCTACCATAGGTTTAGATCCCAACTTTATCGTTGGTTACCTACAACCTTACGGCTCCATCCTAGATGCTCTAAGTCCGTCGGAGACCACCGAACTTGATAACTACTCTGGAGCCACCCTTACAATTCGCCAAGATCCTCTTATCAAGAGGCTTAGACTAGATGACCGCCTATATTTTGCCCAGTCTCTTGATTTTGGTCATGAGGATGAGATCGTCGTTGTTTTAGATGGTGATGTGCCGAATAAGACCTTCAGCATTCCTCTGTTCAGGAAAGCCAAGACGAACACCAGCTTAGCTGTTAACCCTAACAGCTTCAACGCTTATGATTTCGATGGTGGACCAACAACGCCTTTTACCCAGTTTTTTACCTCATCCTTCAAGTTTGATAACTTCAAGGTCTTGATGCAGGCTAAAAGGGTTATCGACCCACCCGCATCGCAAGATGCGATCCTTTATCGCGCAAAGAAATGGGGTAGATCAGGAGAAAGGATCAATGTAGGATACACATATCCTACAGTCCCCAACAGTCAAATTCTTCATACCGTAACCGTCGATGATAACATAAACGTAAGAATCTCGTTAAAATCTGGGGCCCCTGTTCCTACAACCATAGACGGAACTACGGAGTGGGATGTTACGATAACCCCCAACACCCCTGTTGCAGGAGTTGATCAGGTTACCTACACATGGACAGGAACGGGTACCGCACCCGGCTTAGGTGGATTGTCTGGCGGTGAGTACGTAAACATCTCTCAAGGGTCGGAGTTGAATATTAAGAATACAGGAGTGTTTAGGGTCAGCACCGAGGCTGGCTTTGCACCGACAGCAAACAGCTTCACGATAGTTCGCAAAAACGGAGAAGCGGTTGCTGAACAGGATAAGGCTACACTTATAGCGGGTGTTTTTAGCTTTTACCAAGCTTCCGCAACAACGGCCGCAGAGATTCAGACCTACGTTACAACATCTAACCTTTCAGATATCCTGACTGCTACCCTTGTAAATGATGGTGGGATCTCTGGTTCGGGTGTTATCAACCGAAGTACTGCCGAGCAAAACAACTTTGCTTTCGAATCTTACTACCTGCTTGATGGTATCAACTGGATCTTGAGTACCAACCTAGGAGGTTCTCCTCAATTTACCTTCAAGACCCCTCTATCTTACCCTTCAGATACAGGATATGCTTTCAACGAATCTGAGGAGGTCAGGCTCGTCCCTACGAGTGTAGAGCAGGCATATAGGTTCTGCAATGTCCTTGGGGTTTCTGGTTTCAAAACTCTTGGTACGATCAACCTCACAAGCAGGGAAGGTCGCCTTGAGCTTTCTACCAATCTTTTGGGTGGAGACGGCTCCATCCAGATCGTTGGAGGTACAGGAAACACCGTTGAGACTCCTGTCATAGGTACTTCTACCCTTATCAAGAACCAGTATGCGCTAACGAGCGTTAGCCGTTCTGGGCTTGTAGGTTTTCACAGCGATCAGTGGGTAAAGCTTTCTGCGAACTTCAAACAACCTAAAGAAACCTCTTTTAAAGGAACAGCTTCCATAGCTGTTGATGGAGATTTTGAGACCGTAGGAAAATCAAAGATCGAGTTAACAGGAAGAACCCTAACAGATAGGCATTTTGGTAAACCAAGACATCATATCAGATCTAAGAACAGAACCTTCAAAGTTGAAAAACAGGGCGATTTTACATGTATAAGCTGGAACGGATCGGGTACGCAGCCTTTCTTTTCTAAGGCTTTAAACCTTAACGCCACAGGAAACGGAACTCTTAACATCGAGAGGATCTCGAATACCAGCGAGGTGAACATATTCATCTTGACTGGTCCTGTAAACTTTACAGAAGTCTCCATAGGAGACCTCATCACCGTATCTGGTATGAGCAAACAAGAAAACAACGGCACATTCCTTGTAACCGGTGTTTCAGAAGACGGTAAGACCTTGCGTGTTTTGAACCCTCTAGGTGTAAACGAGTTCTCTACAGGAACAGCGTCTATACTAAACAACGCAAACATCACAGGTGACCAGTTCATCATCGGCGGTACCTCTTTGATCGCTGGTGTTGATTTCGCCGTTGGTCCTAATGCCGCGGCCACAGCAGCAAACCTTGCCTCTGCCATCGGTGCCCTTCCCGGCCTTTCTGCTACATCTTCAGGTGGTGTCGTAACGATCGAGGCTACATCTCCAAACGCAAACGTCTCGTTGGTCTATAACGACCTTGGAGGTGGTGGCGGGGGTGCGGTTTCTGGTCCCTTCCTTGTAGGTAAAACGTACACCGCTTCTAGCTTCTCTTGTACCTCTTCCGTATCTGAAGGGGACACCGTGATAATCTCAGCCCCTTTTGCTATCTTGAATAGAGGTAAATATAGGGTCATAAGACGTTTTGAAAACTCGATCTACATCGATAACCCGAACTCTGTAGAAGAGCTTGTTACCTTACCAGCAAACCCGATATCTCTTAGCTATACAGGTACTACCCAGTTTAACGTACAAGCAACAAATAACAAGATGAAACTTGTATGGAACGGAGTAGGAACAGAACCTTTACTAGGCGTTGCTCGTCCGGGCGATGAGATTACCTTTGGAACAGATTTCTCATCCAACAACCAAGGTACCTTCATGGTGACCAGATCAGGGGCTAAACTTGCAGAGATTACAAGGGCAACCTGCATTGCTGGAAGCTTGATCAATACCGGTGATTATTGGTTGATAAATTCTGCTGGTGATGTTACCGAGTATTATGTATGGTATAACGTAGACGGTGGAGGTGGAGACCCTGCCTTACCGGGTAAAACGGGAATTCAGGTCGCTATCAGCGCCACAGATACCAATATTCAGGTTGCAAACGCTACGGCAGCAGCACTTAACTCTGTGGGCGGAAACCCTTTCTCGGCTGTTGTTTCTGCTAACAAGGTTACGATCACCACAACCGGCTTTGCAGAAACTACAGATGCCACCGAAGGTAACATGAACGCCTTGTTTGACATCGAGATATTGCAGCAAGGAAGAAGGACATTCATCGAATGCATAAATCCTGCGGTAACCGCTCAAAATAACGTATTGATAACCGATGTTCTTGAAGTTCATCGTCCTCAGATGTTGTTTTACGAGTACGAAGCCACCGTTCAGGGCGATTCTTTCATCATCACAAGCGACTTCCTAGGTTCGGCCAATCGTGGAACTTGGATCGTCGATCGGGTTATCGACCAAGATACCATACTTGTTGTTGGTACCATGACAGACAAACCATCCACTTCCCTTGCGGGTAATGAGCAATCAATCCTTGTTCAGGAAGAAAAGGCCTATGTTGGATATAAGAAGATAAGGATGGTTGTGGATGACCCTGCCTCTACTGAGCGTGGAATAATGGTGTTTACAACCCCTGATCAGTACAACAAGATAAACGATATAGGACAGGTGCAGATCTCTGCTATATCTAAGCTAGATTTCAATACCACCATAAAGAAAGGACTAGATAGCTACCGTTACCATACCGGTATGATCGGAGAGGCCAATCGTATAGTTTACGGGGACCCAAGAGATCCTGTAACTTATCCGGGTGTGGCTGCTGCGGGGGCTGAGATCTATATCAGGGAGCCTCTGTTCAGGAGAGTTCGGGTTGCGATAGATGTTCGCATCGAAACGGGTATTCCTTTCGCTCAGATTACAGAGCAGGTTAGAACAAACATCTCTGCCCTTATAGATGGTAACCCTATCGGACAATCTATAGCGATCAGCGATATCATCGAGTCTGTTAACACGATCCCCGGAGTTAGGGCCGTTGCTATCAGCTCTCCTCTATACAACGCTGCAAACGATACGATCCGTATCGCTCCTTCTGAGAAGGCAAGGATCATCGATCCGACAACAGATATCTCTGTTAGGCAGATTGGAAGTTAAAGATGGCTACTACTAAGCAGGAACAGTACGAAAGACTAAGAAAGCTGTTTAACAGCGCAATTCGTGGGCCAAATACGGATGCGATGCTTTGGGCGTTAGCAAACCCTGCGGTAGATCTCATAAACAACATCGAAGCTATCCATGACAACGTTTACATCGCAACCGCTGTCGATCGGTATCTAGACCAAAGGCTTGCCGACTATAACCTGATCAGACCGCCTAATGTTGGTTTGGGCGATGACATCTTTCGCAAGATCGGTATATCGGTGATTAACCGTAAGCAGGTTCGTGAGCTTTTGATGTCCATATTGGGCATAATATTCGGTGAAGAGCTTACACAAGCTACCGCCGAAAGTGAGGCGGTAGAGCCTTACAACCTTAACAACGGTGACCTTTTAAAGGTCAAGTTTGACGGCGGCGAGGTTGTTGATATAAAATTTGAAACCGCACAGTTTACCAACATAAGCGCGGCAACTGCTCAAGAGGTTGCCGATGCGATAACCAAATCCTTAAGGGAGCAAGGTAAGACAGGAAGAGCCATTGCAAAGGATGACGGCTCAGGTGCTTACGTTGTCCTTATCTCTGATACTCAAGGTCCCCAATCCTCCGTTACCGTACTTGGAGGAAGAGCGCAAAATAAGCTGCTATTTGCAAAATCACGACCTACTACAGGCGGTCCATCGACACAATGGACGGTTTCCTTTGTTTCTGGCGGTTCTCTGCGCTTTACATGGTCAGGCGGTGCTAACCCTTCTATAGGGAAGGTTAGGGTTGGCGATTATGTAAACATCTTTGCCTCAGGTTTTAGCTCGGTAAATCAAGGAACTTTTACGATTACGAACGTAAAAGGCGGAATCGTAAACAACGCATATTTTGAGGTTGAAAACCCTTCAGGAGTACCCGAAACTGTCCTTCAAGGAACCAACGATGGTGTTTTGTTTTTTCAGCCTTTCAAGAATACCCTTACAACAAAGGTTAGGTACGCTGCCGTCTTCCAAGAAGAATCAAGACTACTTGAAATCTTCATACCGGCAACAACCAAGGTTGTTCGTAGGGACAGAAAAGGTGCTGCCCACATCCACGAACCGGTTTTAACAACCGAAACTTATGATGCAGGAAAAAACGAGATCACGGATATAACTGTTCCAAGCCCTACGGGGATCGCAGATGGTGCCCATTTTCTCCTAAACTCGGCAAACAACGCTCATCTTTACTACGTCTACTTCGACACCACAGGTGGAAACCTGGTAGATCCAGCAGTTCCCGGAAGAACCGGCATAAGAGTTGATATATCTACAGCAACAACCGCCACCGATGTTGCGGTAAAAACCGCAAACGCGATCAACGGTATAGTTCACTTCAACTGTTCCCAGCCATCAGGACCGACTCTTAGGGTATGCAACGCACAGGTAGGGGTTACCAACGATGCTGCAAATGTTAACGTCACAGGTCTCACTATTAGTGTTTTTCAGCAAGGCGCAAACGTAGTTTCAACCACAAGCTCCAATCCAAACCCTGATGAGCTTTTGCCCGATCAAGAAGGTCCGTACATCTACGATCTTTCCCAATCTTTTGTGCTTTCTAACATCGGCACCACCTCGACCGCTGTTATCTCTCCTGATTCTGGTAGGGTTATACAGGTTTCCGACTCATCCAATTTTCCTGACGACCAAGGTTTTTTGATGATCGGTCATGGTACGGATAAACAAGAAGGTCCTATCCCATACCTTTCTCGTCCAAGCAACAATACCTTGCTTTTAAATCCCTCTTATCGGATAGTAAATACACACCCAGTAGGTACGGAGGTTAGGCTTGTTGCTCAGAACGGGCCTGTCTCTATCGATAAGTCTGGAAGAGATTATCCTGCATACCTAACAGATGTTGTTGCGGGAAGAAAGTATGCGGAAGACCTTATCAAGGAGGTATCTGCTACGGGGATCAACATCGTGATCACCATACTTTATCCTGGATCTGAGGGACTTGGTAAGTGGTCAGAAATCTCTGACGAGAAAGTATCAATTTGGGGAGAGGATTCAGATGTATAGGCCATCAGTTGTTCTTTCGGGAGCTTTGGTTAGGATCTACATAAATAACCGGATCTATAATGAGGCCCAATCTGTTTCTTACACCATCGACTACGGAGAAACGGAAATCTACGGCATAGACACGCCTTTTCCTCAGGAGATCCATTCTACCAGAGCTATGGTAGCAGGTTCAATCTCTGGTATTCGTATAAGAAACTCTGGCGGTATACAATCTTTTAATGCCAGACCAAGCATATTGGATATAGTTAAGGCTGAATATGTAAGCATAAGGATTCAAGATAGGAGTACGGGAGAGGATCTTCTTTTTGTTCCAGAGGCTAAGATTACCAAACAAACTTTACAAGCTCAGGCAAAAGGAGTTGTTCGCTTGAACTTTGATTTTAAGGGGTTAGTTGCTTTTGAGCCTGCTGATAGGATTAGTTAGTTATTGACAAAATCATCTAGAATCGTCCCTAATTTTCAGGGATTCGATCTTCTTCTTTATGTTTTTATCGTCGACTAAAAGATACCCCTTCTCGATACCTTTTTTGAGGGTTACAGGACCGAGGTTAAGAAGCATCATCTCTACCGAAGCTTGGATCTTTCTTTCGATCATATGAGGATATTCTTTCTTGAAAGCTTTAGTTAGGTTTTTCCTAAGCTCTGAATAGTCGCTTTCGTTCATGTAGACACAGCTTGGAAAAGCATGATCTTCGTAAACCGCACCCACTTTTCTCAAAAGAGCTTCTGGGTCTCTTAGCATGTTTTTTGTAATTTTTACAGTTTTCATTCTTCTACCTCCGGTGTAAGTTTCTTAGATCTGGTCCTATACCCGCAAACGTTACAACTGCGATAGTACCACTCACCGTCAAATCTTCCGTATTTGAACATCACAAGCCTTCCTTTGCCGCATTCGTAGCATATCCTTTCTTTCTTCTTTGGTTTAACTTCTGGTATTTCTTCTGTTTTGGGCTCCCCAGAGGGTACCCATTGATTTCTTAGCCTCTTATTTTCCCTTCTTAAGCGCGCTACCTCTCTTTGTAACTCCCTGTTTTTATGAGATAATTCTTGTATCCTACTGTTTTCCTTGTCGGTTTTAAAATGCCTTCCTTTTCCCAAGAGCCCTCCTTTCGGGGCGCCTTTAAATGATATTATATTACACGTTTAAGATTGTATCCATTATTTTCGGTCGATAGACAATCTTTAATAGGTAGAGACCAATAAGAGGTATTAGATGGCAGTTAGGCGTAGGCAAAGATGGTTAGGGTCCCAACGCATAGATGTCCCTCACCTTCGTTCCATAGAATCTGCGGTTTCGGCAGATTTCGACGATTTACTCAAGGGTTTTGTTACAGGAAGCAACAACGTTTATGTGGTTCGTGGTTTTGAGATAAACATGACCGGTGCTATCGGAGCCGCCGCGTCAGGTTTACAGATGATCGTGGCCTCAGGTACCCTCTTTCACGGATCTTCAAGACAATCTGGTACTTTTTACACGGTATCATCCACAGCCGCCCCCGAGGTCTTAAATTCTACCATCAACACCAAGGTTCGCGGTTCCTTCGTTCCCAACGCGGTTAACTATATCGGAATTGAGTACGAGCGTTTTGCGGACCCTGCCACCTCGGATACGGTTTACTTCTGGAACCCTACAAACAAGAACGAATTCTCTTCGAACGTGCCGTTGGCCAACATATTACGCTATAACATCGTAATTACGACCTCGGTATGGGCTTCAAACGTGGTACCTATCGCTAAGGTTACCGTTGATGTTGCCGGCAACGTCGTTGACATCACAGATCAAAGACCTCTGCTTTTCCGGTTAGGAACAGCAGGCAGCACAAATCCTAATCCTGCGTACGTTTATCCATGGACAAACCATACAGAAGGAAGGTTGGAAAACCCTGTAACCTCAACCTCAAACTCCGTCAACCCTTTCCGTGGTGGTGACAAGCAGATCTACAACCTAAAAGAGTGGATGGATGCTGTCATGTCCTCTTTCAAGGAGATAAAGGGGACCACGTTCTGGTATTCGCAGAATGTCGGTGGATCTTTGGTCAAGCTTCGCCAAGATCTCGGCAATACCGTTATCACTGGTCGTGGCCAGATCTCTCATAGCAGTACCATTGCTGGTAGGATCAACTGGGATCAAAACATTCAGATTGCTCTTGTTGGCTCAAGGCTCTCCTTCCAGTTAAATGCAAACCCATCAAGCAGTGATATAACACTTGCAGATGAGCAGGTTGCATATATAAACTTAAAGCGCGGTGTCAACATCGTGCCAAATCTTATATTCACAAACGGAAACGCCATCGTAACCTCGGTTGGTGGTGTTGCATGGACAGGTCCTCTCCAAGCTGGCGACTGGATCAAGCTTGCTACCGATGACGATACAAAGTACCTGAAGATACAATCAGTAGACTCCCTTTCTCAGGTAACCCTTTCTACCGCCTATCCCTACACCTCTACAGGACCTTCTGGAGCTAAGGCCCAGTATGCTTTTGGTGTGTACGAAACAAACCCATCTCCTTCAACGGATAGGCATATTAAGATCGCTGCTAGGAAGGACGTTCCTTTCACCGAAGATATCTTCTGGTTCCTGTTAAGATCGGACAACGGTGGGTCGACACCTAGGGTTTATGTCCGTTTTCTTGGAACTGAGCTTGAGCAAGGTGAGGATAGGGATATCTCCGATAACACCTCAAAAGACATCATAACATATATCGGTTCTGTTAGCGAGGTAGACAACTCACCAGAGTATTCTAACAAGCTTGGCGCTCTTGTATCTGAGGTTACGGAAATCACCGTTCCCGCAGCGTCCTCCATCACTTCTGGTCAGTATATGCTGATCTATAGTGCTCTTGATCTAAATGAGTACTACATCTGGTTTAACAGGGACAACTTGGGCGGTAACCCAAATGTTATTGGGAAGATACCTATCGAGGTGGCGATCAGTACCGGTGATACGGCTAACCAGGTAGCTGCTGCCTTGCAAACCGCAATAAACAGTGTTTCCGATTTCAGTGCTACGGTTTCAGGTGCTACGGTTACGGTAACGAACACTGATGCGGGTACAGCTACCAACGCTTCGAACGTCAACGTCAACGGTGCAACCGTTACCGTTGTTACTCAGGGTGATGGTGCCTCAAACAACTACATCAGCGATGGCGATAACCTAACCCTTGCAATCAAAAAACTAGATAAAAAACTAAAAGAACTTGCTGGTAACGAGATAACCATATACGAGGAAGTCCTAACAGTCGTATCAGGTCCTCCTGCTAACGATAACGAGGTTACAGGACCGATCTCTTCTGGTACCAATCTTACCTTGCCTTACGACTCGCACTTTTTTAACGCGGTTAACGGATATATAGTCGGTAAGGCTGACCTCGAAGTTTACCTGAATGGACAGCGCCTTCGTTTGGGCGCTGATTATACAGAAGTTGGTCCCAACAATACCGAATCTGTAACAATTCAGATTCTACAAAACCTTGTAGTTGGCGACGAGTTACTTTTTAGGATCGATCCGGGCAAGGCAGCAGCCGCAGGCGGCAGCGGTTCTGGTGAGGCCAATACAGGTGCCAACCTTGGATCTGGAGCTGCTGTATTTAAGAACAAGACAGGCGTAACCCTTAATTTTAGAAGGATCCAAGCTGGTTCAGGCGTAACCGTAACCGAGAACGCTAACGACATAACGATCGCCGCTGCTCCTGCTGCTCCTACATACAACGTCGTTACCATCACAGGCACGAACTATACCGCTACTCCGGCTAACGACTATATCTTAGTTAACAACTCAGGTGGAAACAGAACCGTAACACTTCCAACCGCTGTCGGTAACAGCGGAAAACAGATCACGGTGAAAAAGATCGACGCTGGTAACACCTTGTTCGTAGCAACCGTTTTGAACCAAAATATCGATGGTGTTGACGGCACGGTTAACCCCCAATCGATCACAACTCAATATGAAACCATCACACTTGTAAGTGATGGTGCAAATTGGTGGATTGTTTAAGCGATGAATTGAAAGAGTGGGCATTAGATATGACATACAGACCATACGCAGCAATCATAGCTGAAGCTCAAGCCTCAAACTCTAATCTGATCGTACAGA